GATCAACAAGCGGCCGATGTCCGAGGACACTGTTCGCCGGATGAAAGCCTTTTTCGACCGGCACGAAATCGACAAGCAGGGCGAGACCTGGGACGAGCAAGGCAAGGGATACCAGGCTTGGATGGGATGGGGCGGCGACGAGGGCTATTCGTGGAGCACAGCTATCGTGGAGCGGCTGAACAAGCAGGCGGAGAAAAAAGACCTCTCGGTGGCGGCCGCAGAAGTGCAGCATCAGTTTGCGCGCAACACGCCACTCGCAGCCGAGGACTGGCTGGACGCGGTGCAGAAATACCGTGCGAAGCAGATGACGACCATCGAAGAGACAAAGCAAAGCGTGACCGGCGACCAGAGCATTATCGAGCTGAGCAAATCAAAGCGCAAAAAATAATTCCATGATCCACACCCAGACCGAAATCGATAACCTTGTTGAGTTGGCTATCATCCAGCGCGCCGAGCTGAAAAAGCTGGTGGAGTCGCTGCCGCAGTTGCGCGACCATTTGTCATCGGAGATCGAGCGCAACCTCGAAGAGATCGAGCCGGCGATCCGCAGCGAGCTGGAGCAGCTCGTCATCGCCCGCGCACAGGACGCGCACGCGCAATCCAGCGCGGCGCTGACCGCGAAGGTGGATGAGCTCGGCAAGGCTTTGGAAGTCACGACGGCGGCGCGCTACTCGGTGCTCATGGCCGAGCGCGAGCAGAACGCTACCTTGTTGGCGCAGGCCGAGGCACGCATCGCAGAGGCGGCGTCGGCTTTGCCGAGCGCGGTCAAGAGCATCGTGACCGACGAACTCTCGCGCTTTCCGCGTGCCGGCGAGATCGATCAGCTGCGCAAAGAATTTGCCGAGCCGAAGGGACTGAACCCTCGCGGCAAGTGGTCGCCCGACGAGACGTATCAGCGGCTGGACCTCGTGACGTTCAACGGCGATTCATTCGTCTCGAACATCGACGGCAACCGCGAGCGGCCGAGCCGAAGCGCGGCGGACTGGACGCTGAACGCGGCACGCGGCAACAGTGGCGGCGGCGGCGGCATAACTTCATTGACCGACCTGATCCCAACGCCGGGCGAGGGGCAAATCCTCGGTAGCGAAAATTCGTTCTACGTTCCCAAGAACCTCGTCGCCGGGGCGAACATCACGATTACGCAGACGCCGACCGACATCACCATTATCGGCACCGAAGGACAGATCGAGCTGGAAGATGGCAGTGCGGCGGCGCCGTCTTTGTTTTTCGTCAACGACACGGACACCGGACTTTTCCGAGTCGGTGCAAATACGCTCGGCATCGCAGTCGGTGGAACGCAAGCGGCGGCGATAAGCTCGGCGACGTTTGCCATCACGCCGAACACCACGATTGCAGGGACGCTGACGGCCAACGGCACGTCGATTCCGGCGAGCAAGACGCTGGTCGTGACGACCGACAAGATTTCCGTTCTCGCTGCCACGACTTCGGCAGAGCTGGCCGGCGTGATTTCCGACGAGACCGGCACCGGCTCTCTGGTCTTTGCCAGCTCGCCGACGCTGGTGACGCCGGACCTCGGGACGCCGAGCGCGCTGGTCGGCACGAACATCACCGGCACCGCAGCAGGCCTGACTGCGGGTAACGTGACCACAAACGCGAATCTGACCGGCGACGTGACGAGCGTCGGTAACGCGACGAGCATCGCGGCGGGCGTCATCGTTGACGCGGACATCAACGCAAGCGCGGCCATCGTTGACACGAAGCTCGCGACGATCAGCACGGCGGGCAAAGTCAGCAACTCGGCAACCACCGCAGCCTCGGCAAACACCGCCTCGGCAATCGTCGCACGCGACGGCAGCGGCAACTTTTCGGCTGGCACGATCACGGCGAATCTCACCGGCAACGTCAGCGGATCTTCCGGTAGCACGACCGGGAACGCAGCCACGGCTACGGCGTTGGCTACCGGGCGCACGATTGCGATTACCGGCGATCTTGCTTACACCTCGCCGACCTTCGACGGCACGGGCAACGTCACGGCGGCGGGCACGCTTGCGACCGTTGCGACGCCGGGCTCAACCGGCAGCTCAACCGCGATTCCAATCGTCACGATCAACGCGAAAGGCCTGACGACTTCAATCACGACGGCTGCGGTCATTGCGCCGGCCGGAACGCTCTCGGGCAACACGCTTGCAGCCGGCGTCACCGCCTCATCGCTGACCTCGCTCGGCACGATTGCGAGCCTGACCGCGACGGCCGGCACCGTTGCCAACGCTCCGAGCGGTTCAACCGACATCGCGAACAAGCTTTACGTGGACACCGTCGCGCAAGGACTCGACGCAAAAGCTTCATGCGTCGCAGCCACGACGGCGGACATTACGCTGAGCGGAGCGCAGACAATCGACGGCGTGAGCATCGTCGCGGGCAATCGCGTGCTGGTGAAGAATCAGACGATGAGCCAGAACAACGGCATCTATCTCTGCGCCTCGGGATCGTGGACGCGCACGACCGACGCGAACACGTGGGACGCTCTGACCTCGGCTTTCACGTTTATCGAGCAGGGCACGACGAACGCCGATTGCGGTTTCGTTTGCACAGCGAACGCAGGCGGCACGCTCGGCACGACCGCTCTGCCGTGGTCGCAGTTCTCGGGCGCAGGCACGTTCACCGCCGGCACCGGGCTGACGCTCACCGGCTCGGTCTTTTCGCTGACCTCGCCGGTCGCAGTGGCCAACGGCGGCACCGGGCTGACGAGTCTCGGCTCGGGCATTGCGACGTTCCTCGGGACGCCATCGAGCGCGAATCTCGCGGCGGCGGTCAGCGACGAAACGGGAAGTGGTGCGCTGGTGTTTGCATCCAGTCCAACCCTCGTGACGCCGACTCTCGGCGCGGCGACCGCCACCTCTCTAAACGGCGTCACCCTCACGGGCACGAGCACGCCAGCGCTTTCAGTCACCGGCACGGCGTCGGTCAGCGGCAGCAACACCGGCGATCAGACGACGATTACGGGCAATGCTGGGACCGCGACGATCTTGCAGACCGCGCGCAACATCAACGGCGTGAGCTTCAACGGTTCGGCTGATATTACGGTCACCGCAGCGGCTGGAACCCTGACGGGCGCAACCCTCGCGGCTGGCGTTACGGCGTCCTCGCTGACATCGCTTGGCACCATTACGAGTCTGACGGCAACGGCGTTAACGGTAAACGACAACACGACCCTCGGCTCCAGCAACTCGGACACGGTTGTCTTCAACGCTCGCGTGGCGAGCTCCATCGACCCAGCAACTGACAACCAGTACGACCTTGGAAGAACAGGGCATGAGTGGCGCGACCTACACATCGACGGCACGGCCAACATTGACTCGCTCGTGGCGGACACGGCGGACATCAACGCCGGCACGATCGACGGCACGGCCATCGGTTCTGGCACTGCATCCACGGGCGCGTTTACGACGTTGTATCAAGGCACCGCAGGCGCACAGGGTCTGAACGTGGGCTTTAGCGGCGCAGCAGGCCAAGGTTTCACGCTCCGCGACACGACGAACAGCCGAACGTATTTCGTCACAACGGAGACGGCTACCGGGTTGCAGATTAACGCTGGGGCAAATCCGATTTCCCTCCTCGCTAGTTCGGTCGCCGTGACCGGGGCGTTGAGCGCGACGGGAGACATCACTGCAAGCGGTGGAAACATTCTTAACACGTCTGGCGGCACGATCCCGATTCGTGTTTCTGGAGCAACGACTGGTTCTTCTGTTGCGCGATTTTCAAACACCGGAGGCGACAGTTTTTTTGGAGCTGAAGGGAATGCTACCAACAACTTGATTGTTGGCTGCACGGCTTACGACACCATCATTCGCGGCCCAAGCGGACTTGCCTTTTCCGCCAACGCGGGAGGCGCAATGCAGATGCGGCTAAGTTCCACCGGCCTAGCCGTGACCGGGGCGTTGTCGAGCGACTCACTGGTTAAAATTGGCGGCACGGTGAACGGCAGCTCGGGACTGCAATTCGATGTTTCGCGATCATTGGCAGGTGTAGAGTGGTTTGCCTCTCCATCCGGCTTAGGCTATGGGCACCGAGCTATTGACGACGACTCTGGTGCAGGATTTTCTCGCTGGAAACTCCAAGGCCGGGTGAACAGCGCGAGCTGGACTACGGTTTTGCAAGTTGATGGGACAAGCGGCCTCGCCGTGACCGGAGCGTTGTCGGCGACGGGAAATGTGGTTGCATTCAGCGACTCGGCAAACGGCAACTCCGCGTTTGAATCCACCTTTAGCGGCACCACACGAAACGGGCTAGACCTAGCCGATAGCACCGACACAAGCGGAGTCTTCTTTGGAGTTTTCCGCAAAGCAAGCGGCGTAGCAATCGGCTCCATCACCCGCGTCACGACCACCGATGCAGTTGTTTACAACACCACCTCGGACGGTCGCCTCAAAGAAAACCTCCGGGACTTTACGGATTCTGGCCGCCTAATCGACAGCCTCAAACCTCGCGTGTTCGACTGGAAGAACAGCGACGAGAACGGCAAAAACGTCGTTGGGTTTGTTGCTCAAGAACAACACGCCGCCGACCCAATCTTTGCCCACATCGGAGCGGTGAGCGTAGGCGACGAAGACCCAGAAACCATCACGAAACAGTGGCAGCGCAGTGACTCGGCACTTATTCCAATTCTTGTCGCAGAACTCAAGTCGCTCCGCGCCCGCGTTGCCTCACTTGAATCCAAATAACATGACTAACGAACAAGCACTCCAGAACCTCTACGCAGCCGCTCGCCTAGCTCCATTAAAGGCCGACGACCACGATTTGCTACGCAAGTGCGCGGAACAGATCGCCGAGGCTCTAAAGCCAAAGGAAACGAAGGTCGAATGAGCGGGACGGCGGACACGAATTGGCGCAGCTACGTTGGGCCGAAGGACAATGGACTCACGGTTGACTCAGCCGAGTGGCAGGCTCCGCTTGATCCTGAGAACTACGACGACTTGGTGAAGTGCTCGAACTGCACCGGGCTCACGATTAGCGGGCTGACGATTCCAGCCAGCCGCGAGGACTCCATTGATTGCGTGCGCGGCTCCAATTACACCGTGCAGAACTGCACGGTTCACGGCTCGGTTACGATCAAGGGCGCGATCAACGGTCTGACGCTTTACGGCTCGGTCGTGAGTGGCACGATTGAGCTGGGGCAGTATGACAATTATTGGGAGTTGGGCCGGGCTCCGACGCAGAACGTTTCAATTCTCGACTGCACTTCACCGGACGGCTCGCCGATTCGCGTCAAAGTCTGGGACGCCGAAGTGCCGTTCGTTCGAAATACTAATTTGAAAATAACCAAAGTGCCGAAATGGATTTGGCTTCCTTACTTCCTGTTCCGGCGTTTGACGAATCCGAAGAGGGTATAACCCATGTTCCCACTCGCTGAAGTTCTCGGGATTGGCACGAAGCTGATCGACAAACTGATTCCGGACCCGGAAGCGAAGGCCAAGGCGCAGCTGGAACTCGCGCAGCTGGCGCAGAACGGCGAGCTGGCGAAGATGAACGCCGACCTTGAGGCCTACAAGACCGAGCAGAGCAACCTCACCGACCGGCTCAAGGCGGACATGGCGAGCGACTCGTGGCTCTCGAAGAATATCAGACCCATGACGCTTGGCGCGATCCTCGTCGGCTACTTCACCTTTGCGATGATGTCGGCGTTCGGCCACAACGCGAATGAGAGCTACGTCTCGCTGCTCGGGCAGTGGGGCATGTTGATTATGTCGTTCTACTTTGGCGGGCGCACGCTTGAAAAAATCATGGAGATGCGAAAAAAATGAACGACCACAAAGACCTCATGGAAGTCGCTAGGCTCTGGAAAGAGACCGGCTGGCTGACTGCGGTCATCGGAGGCGCCGGCATGGTTGCGCGCCTACTGGCCAACCCGATCCAAGGGACGATCTGGGACAGCGTGCGGCGCGTCATCATGGCGGCCATCGTCTCGACGCTCGCATGGTTCATCGTTGAGCAAATCGAAGTCAGCTCACTTGTGAAGGCGATCACCTACGGCGTCGCCGGGCTGCTCGCGCCTGAGATTATCGACGGGCTGACTACGCTCGCAAAAAAGTATTCCAAGAACCCGACGAAGCTGCTCAAGAAATAATGAACCCGAAGGTCATCACGGCGGCGCTCGCCGCGACCGTCATCTGTTTCGCAGGCGTAGGAGTGGTCACGGTAAAATCGGTCTCGAAGCACATCGCGGCGAGTGACAAAGAATTCGAGATGACGAGCAACGTGCTCAGTCCGCTTTTCGACATTTACGGGCTGGCTATCGTGGACGGTCAGGCAAAGGCAAGCAAGGGACTGATCAACGCGAAGGAGTTTTGCGACTCGCTGGCGAAGCTCCAAGCCGAGGCGGAGCGATTGCTTGGAGAATTCGGCAACCCGGCAGAACTCGTGGCGCAGCACAAACTTGTTGCAGCCTACCTCAAAAAAGCGCGGTCAGCCTGCGACGCCGGGCAAATTGAAACGCTCAACTCGCCGGCCATGACTGCCGAACTTTACGCGGTCATCGAGCCGATGACTGCGCTGATCAACAAGGCTCTGCACGAAGAGCTGACGATTTCGCGCACGCACAAGGAGGCCGCAGACCGGGCGCTGCTTACTTTTGAACGGTTCGCAAGCGTCGCGGCCGGGCTTGGAATGGTCTTTGCCGTCGCTCCGTGGATCGGCGCGAAAGGCAAAAAGCCTGCCGTGGTCGTTGCAAAGGTCAGGAAAAAGAAGCCAAAGCGCTGATTGGTTTTGACGGCCATCGCTTAGGCGATGGAACCCGTCATTACATTCGCAGCCTCCGCCGGCGTCATCGATGCCGAAGCCGGTATCATTCGCGGCGTCTCGCTGATCACCAAAGGACCGGCGCTGGGTCACGGCGTCATGATTGACGACAAGACGCTGGAGCAGGTGAAGACGGCCGCCCAGCAATACGCGGGCGGGCTCAAGGTGAAGCTGAACCACAGCGGCGGAGCCGGCGACATCGTCGGCTACATCGACGCGCTGCGAATCAGCGGCGAAAAGCTGCTCGGGGATTTGCACCTTCTGCAAACCTCGCCGCATCGCGCTTACATTTTGGAGATCGCCGAGAGAATTCCCGACACGTTCGGGCTCTCGATTGCGTTCTCGGGTCCGTCGGAGAAATCGTCCGACAAGCTCACGACTTTGCAACGGTGCTCGGAAATCTACTCGGTGGACCTCGTCAGCGAACCCGCTGCGAACCCGAACGGATTTTTCGCGCGCAAACTCAAACAATTTGAGAGCGACGACGGCGAGTATCCGAACGCAGAAATCAAAATCGAAATTCCTATGAACGACGAAATGAAGAAAGCCATCGAAGGCATGATTCAATCTGCCATGATGGGCATGAATGATAAGATCGCGAAGCTCGAAAGCGCTCTCGCTCCGAAAGAAGACAAGCCCGCTATGATGAGCGCGCAAAACGAAGTCGTGCAACTCGCTGCCAACACCGCGGCGCTCGCTGCCGTCAAAGAATTTGCCAAGAGCTTCGGTGCGCCAGCCGCCCCGATTGCCTCGGCTGAAGCAGTCAAACCAGTCGTGCAGGTCCAGAAGTTCGAGGACGTAGTCGCAGCCAAAGCCACCGAGCTCAAGGGCGACAAATCCTCGGCCATCACCTTCGCGATCAAAAACCATGCTGACCTTTACGCTGCGTATCGCGCGCGCGTTCAAGGCGGCGAACTCGTCAAACTCTAATACCCAACTACAATGGCAACTTCATACCAAAACAGCGGCTCGTTTGTCGCGAACGCGGCTATCACCGCCTTCCGCCTCGTGTCGATTTCCAGCAACCGCGGCGTCGGTCTTTCCGCCACCGCTTCCCTGCCTGACGGCGTGGCTACGATTGACGCTGCAAGCGGCGACCTCGTCACCGTTCAGTTCCTCGGCGGCAACACGGTCAAAGCCACCCTGCTCGCAGGGCCGGTCACCGTAGGTGACACCTTGTTCACGACTGCAAACGGCACCGTCGCCATCACCGGCACGATCACCGTGGGCAAGTCGCTTTCCACCGCCTCTGACGCTTCGGCCATCATCGAGATGCTGCCGAAGAATCTCTAACCCTTAAAAAATAAATTACCATGTATAGCAATTCAGCAGCAATCTTCCGTGGCGACATCGCCGGCGTAGTTGAGCAGGCAAAAGACTTCGAGGCCGGACTGATCGGCACCGCAGTCATGCCAATCCTCGACGTGCCAGTGCGCGCCGGCCAATACCCATCGTTCGTTCTCAAAGAGGGCCAACTCCTCAAGAGCGACATGAAGACCCGTTCGCCATACAGTGCTTACGCTCGTGGCACCCGCGCCTTCGTTCAAGACACCTACACGGCTCTCGAATACGGTTACGAAGAGGCAGTGGACGATACCGTCACCCTCGACGTTGCCCGCTTCTTCGACGCCGAAGTCATCGCCGCCAAACTCGCCAAGCGCAAACTTCTGCTCGCGCACGAGCTTCGCGTCGCTGCCAAAATCTTCGACAGCGGCACGTTCACGGCGACCAACTCGGGCACCGCCTACACGACCGCCAATCTGGCGACCTTCGATGTCGGCGCTGACGTTCAAGAAGCTCTCGACCGTTTGCTTTCCAAGGGAGAATCGACCACGAACACCAAGGTCGTGATTCCTTACCCGGTCTGGACCCGCATCCGCGCCAGCACAAAATTCCAGAACCGCCTTCGCGGCACCGGTCTTTCGACTGACACGATCCTGAACGCCAGCACCCAAGCGGCCGCCGAAGTCTTCGGCGTCGCCGAGGTTCTGATCGGTCGCGCTTCCTACGACCAAGCACCCGAGGGCGTTGCCTTCTCCGCTGCAAATGCGTGGGCCAACACCTTCATCTGGGTCGGCTCGGTTACGCAGGCCGGAGCCGGCTACTTCGGCGGCGGCGCTGGATTCACCCTGAACTGGTCCGAATATGGTCCAGCAATCGGCGTCTCGACCTATCGCGAAGAGGCGATCAAGTCGAACATCGTCCGCGCCTCGCAATACACCGCCGAGAAGGTGGTCAATGCGAACGCCGGTCAGCTGATCACCACGCAGTATTCCTGATCTTAACTAGGTTCGGTAAAACAGCCTCACGCTTTACGGCGTGGGGCTTTTTGTTTTGACCGGTCCGAGCGATCAGCAAGACCAGAGGAACACACAACGACGACCATGATACTTTCGCTTTGCGTAATTGCTGGAAACGAGGCGGCACAAATCGGCGCGATGCTCGACAGCTTCGACGGCGTGATTGACGAGGTCTCACTCGTCCGCGCCATCGGCTCTCAGGAACCGGACGCGACCGAGCAGATCGTGCGCGACTGGTGCTTGCAGCACTCGGTCGGATTCGTGTTCTCCGAATATAAGAACGGCGCCACGGCGCAGGCGTGGAAGCACGTCGATTCGTTCGCCCGAGCACGCAACCAAGCGTTCGCGCAGGCGTGCGGCGACTGGCTAATTTGGGCCGACTGCGACGACGTGATTGCGGACGCCGAGAAGCTGCGGGACCGGCTCGCCGAGCTATCGGACGACGTGCTCATGGTTCGTTGTCCTTACGACGTGCGCGGCACCGGCAAGAAGCTTCACCGGGAGCGGATCGTGCGGCGCAGCGCATTTGCGAGCGGCCGCGTCTGGCACCACGACGTGCACGAGAATCTGCTCCTGCTTCCGAACGACCGGCATTTCGACTGGGCGACGCCGGTCTGGCATCATCAGCCGATTGCGATCAAGCAGGACAACCGAAAGCGCAACCTCGCGATCCTCGGGCGCAGCGTCGCCGAGTCCGCCACTCAGTATTTTTACATTCACCAAGAGCACTACTGCGCCGGCAACAAGACCGCAGCCGAGCAGTTCGGGCGCATCGCGCTTTCGTTCCCGAACCTCGACGACAGCTTCCGCTACGAGGTGCAGCTCAACCTTGCGCGACTCGTCGCTTCCCGTCGCGAGGCGATCCAGTTCGCGATGTCGGCGCACGGCGTTTTCCCGTGGTGCCGCGAAGCAATCGCATCGGTCATCCTGCTTAGCTTCGAGCGCAACGACGGCAAGCGCGCGAGCTTCTGGGCGTCGCGGATGCTGAGCCTTCCCGAGCCTACCGAGAAGGACCGGCCGTGGACTCATGAGGTCAAGTGGTATGGCTGGGCCGGGCACGACCTCGCGGCGCGTGCGTTCCGTCTCGCCGGCCAACTAGACGACGCGGCGGCGATGCAGCTCGTTTTCCACAAGCATACCCAGCCGAAGATCCGGCTGACGCAAAAGACGCTGGGGAACTCGACCAAGTCGGTTTCGTTCCGCGACGCTTGGCTCTCGACGGCGGCGCAGCCGGACCGGATCGAGCACCGCTTTCTCGTGCGCGCCGACGACGCCGAGACGATGGGCATGGCGAAGCAGTTTCTGCACGACGTAGGCGAGCCGAGCGCAGCCGAGCCGGGCGTGATTCAGGTCAACGCTGAGGATGGCATGGTGGCGCCGCACGGCTGGGACGAGCGCATCCTTGCGAGCGGCTGCACGCTGATTGACGCCGAGAACATCGAGCAAATTCTGGGAGCAAAAAAGGAATGATTCCCGAGCCGGCAATCGTCGTCTGCACGACCAACGCAAGGTGTCTCGACGTGCTCAAGGCGTCGGTGAAGGCCTACGTGCCGCGGGAGGTCCGCACCTACTATTTCCACGGCGTCGGCGCGACGTTCGGTGAGGCTTACAACCACGCGGCGGGAATCGCGTTCAAGGAGCATGACCAGATCGTAATATGCAACGATGACATCGTGTTCACGCCGGCGACTTGGCGCGATCTTCTCGCGGACGTGCAACTGATCAAAGAACATTGCGATAACGTGGGATACGTCGCAGCGCGGTCCGACTACGCACGCGGGGCACAGAACATCCGCTGCGGCACCGGGCGATTAGACTTTCTGCGATTCGAGTCGGAGCGCAGCATCATCGAAACGCCGGTTATCGCTCCGATTTGCGCGTGGATTCACCGAGACGCGTGGGTCGATTTTCCGCCGATCAACTGGTTCAGCGACGACGTGCAATGTGCGGACATGAAGCGCCGGCACTTCGTTTCCCGGGCTTACGTCCATCACGTCGGAAGCCAGACGTGCGGCAACGACGCTGCGAAGTGCATGGCCGACGCCGAGCCGTGGCTGCGGGAGAACCGGCCGGCGCTGCACGCGCTGCACTTCGGGCGGGTTTGACGATTCTCGCAATAGTATGGCCGCCGTCCGAGACTTCGACCCGACGCAGATCAATTCCGACTTCTCCGCGATCTTGGAGCAGGCCGGCATTTCATTCACGTATCAGGGCGCGGCGGTGACCGGCGTCTGGTCAGCGGCGAGCAATGCGTTTGCCGACTTCGAGGACCAACGACGGGACGACAGCAAGTTTACGATCTTCCTTTTGACGACGAGCGTCA